AAAATTCACACACGACATTTAGCGCCAAATTGGACTCTTCAGCGCCGATCTGCGACGATCCTCGCATGGACGCACAGCGCAAAGTCGAGTCGTACGCGTCGGGCGTTGAATCTGGTCGCGTGGTTTGCGGTCGATGGATATACGCCGCGATGCGTCGCTGGGCGCGTGACCTCGAGCGCGACGACCTGCGCATGGACTGGGCGGTGGTCGATGCGATCGACGATCATTTCCGCACGCTCAACCTCGTCGGCGACGACAGCGGCAGCGCGTTCGAGTTGCACCCGTGGCAGTTGTGGATCGTGGCGAACTTGTGGGGATGGCATTACGCCAGCGACAAGCGCCGACGCACGCGCCTCGGCATCGTGCAGGTTGCCCGCGGCAACGGCAAGACAACGCTGATGGCTGGCCTCGCGCTCTGGGACTTGTTCTCAGGCGAGGGCAAGCGCGTCCATGTCATTGCGAACAACGAGGAGCAGGCCGCGATCTGTCTCGACACGGCGCGCACCATGATCCGCCGGCAGAAGCGAACCGAGGTGTCCGTGCTCTGGGATCGCATCGAGCACAAGGATGCTGACTGCATTATGACCGCGCTACCCGCGCTTCCGCGTGCGCTCGACGGCCTCAATCCATCGATGTGGATCGCTGATGAGATGGCCGAGTTCAAGGGGCGGCACCTGACCAAACTGCTCAGCGCGATGGGCAAGCGCCGCGAGGTGCTCGGCGTGATCATCTCGACCCCGAGCAGCAACCCAGAGAACCACTACAGCGAGATGGTGAGCACGGCGCAATCGATTCTGCAGGGCGAGATCGAGGACGATTCAATCTTCGCCGCGCTCTACGGACTCGACCCCGCCGACGCGCTTGACGACACGGGCACATGGCCGAAAGCAAACCCCGGCATGTTGCACGGTCAGCCCGATCAGATCGCGCTCTCCCGCAGTTGGACAACCATGAAACGCAGCCCAATGGGGCGCTCGGAATTCGCTCGCTACCACGCTGCGCGCATGGATGAGAACACGGGCGGATGGCTCGACATGTCGCTCTGGCCGGGCAACAAGACCATCGACTGGGCCGCGCTGAAGGGTCGCCCCGCGTGGGTCGGCCTTGACCTCAGCAAGTCGCTCGACATGACGGCGCTCGTAGTCGCCGTCCCGCTCGAGGATGGCACCGTCGCGTTGCGCGGACATTACTGGTGGCCGATGGAAGACCTGCACAAGCGAGAGCTGGATTACCGAATGCCCGTGAGAACATGGGCGAGCGAGCGCAAGATTACGCTCACGCCAGGGCGCGAAGTGGACTACGAGAGCGTGCGCGCATGCCTCAATACCCTGCGCGATGAGTTCGATCTGAGGGTTGTGGGGTACGACTCGTGGGGGTCGAAGTACTTGGTGGAGATGTGCGAAGCCGACGGCATCCCGATGACCGCCTATCGCATGGGTATCAGCACCTTCGGACCAGGGTGCCAACTGTGGCAGAACCTATGGGCAGGCGGAAAACTAATCATCGGCGATGACCCGATTCTGCGCCGCTCGTGCGCCGAAGCGCAGGCTCAGCAAGATCGCAACGGCAATGTCCGACCAGTTAAGAGCAGGAACTATTGCATCATCGACCCGCTCGTTGCGAGCATCATCGCCATGCATACATGGGGTGGCAAGCAGGCTTCGTGCTACGAACAAACCTAACTTACGCGCAACCTTGATGTGTTAGTACCCGCAACGATGTGCACATGCTGCGGGGATTCCTTCAACGCATGTTCGTCGGGCCGTTCACCTCGACCATCATCGATCAAGGTGGCGGCTCGCTGCCATTCGTTGGACCAGCGAATGCGATTCGATACACGCCCGTCTATCGCGCCGTCACGCTGATCGCGAATGACATCGCACGCGTATCGCTCGCGTGCAGCGACACCGGCGCGGACTCGCTGCTTGCATCGCCATCTCCATACATGAGCGCGTTCGAGTTCCGTCGCGCCATGACGATGCAAGTGCTCTTGTATGGCAACGCGTTCGCCGCGATCAATCGCAGCGTCGGCGGCGAGATGCTCGAGTTGATTCTCTTGCAGCCCGACACCGTGACGCTTGACCTCACGACTGGCGTGCCGATCTATCGCACGATGGCCTACGGCGCGCTCAACGCGTCGCAAGTGTTTCATCTGCGCGCACCATCGACCAGTGGACTGTGGGGCGAGTCGCCGATCAACCTCTGCCGCACATCGATCCAGCTTCTCGCAGCGCAGGAAGAGATGGCGCTGAAGGCGTACTCGAACGCAGGCAACCCGAAGATCGCGCTCGTGCACCCGGGTCCGCTGTCACTCGAGGCGCGCCAGCGCATCATGTCGGACTACGAAGCGAAGCACGCAGGCACCGCAAACACTGGCAAGCCGCTCGTGCTGGCCGAGGGCATGCGCATCGAGCGCATCAGTTCAACGCTCGATGATGCAGGACTCGCCACTGCTCGACAGTACAGCGTCGCGGATGTCTCGCGCATCTACGGCGTACCGATGTCGTACCTGAGCGAGAACGCAGGCCCGTCATACGGAACGCTCGAGTGGCTCACCCGCATGTATGTCGATGCGTGTCTCACGCAGTGGCTGCACTGCTGGGCAAGCGAGATCACGAACAAACTGCAGAACGCATACGACAGCGTCTCATGGGACACCGACGAACTCGTGCGACCCGGCATCGCCGAGACGATGTCGGCGCTGCGCACTGCAGTCGAGGCTGGCTTCCTCACGCGCAACGAGGCGCGCGATGAACTCGACTTGATGCCGCTGCCCGGCCTCGATGCGCCGATCGTCGCGATGAACATGGGCACCGGCGGCGGCAAGACCAACCTCGGCACCGACACTAGCGGCAACGCGGGGACTCCCAATGATTTCACGCCGTGACTTCACATCGTCGCCCGCTGTCGAGGGTCGCACCCTCACGGGTATCGCAGCCGTGTACGGCCAGCCCTCGCGATTGATTCGAGAGCAAGGGCGCTCATTCACCGAGCGAATCGCCCCGGGTGCATTCGGCACGGTCGGCGATGTGAAACTCTATTACAACCACGATGCGTCGATGCCGCTCGCTCGCACGCAGTCGGGCACGCTCAAACTCGACTCACGCGCCGACGGTCTGCACTACACCGCGACGCTGCCAGAGACAACGCTCGGCAACGATGTGCGCGAACTGCTGACACGCGGCGACCTCACTGGCGCAATGTCGTTCGGCTTCTTTGTGACCAAAGACACTTGGAGCCCAGACCGCACGGAGCGCACGGTAAACGCCGCGACGCTCGTTGAGGTGTCCCTTGTGCAGGATGCCGCTTACCCGCAAACCACTTCGAGCCTGCGCCATGTTGACGCAGCACTAGACGCAGCCGTCATCGCACGGCTCGAACTTCACATTCAAAGGATGAACCATGTCTGACCTTGACGAACTGAACAGCATCAATCACGAATACCGTAAGAGCCTCGAGCGCTTCCAGAAGCGCACTGGCCTCGCACCGCAAGCCGTTGACACTCTCGGCAGCGGCGAAGAGAAGGAGAAGTTCTCCCGCATGGATGCGGACATGACTGCGGTCGAGCGCAGCGCGCAGAACGCTCGCGCCGAACTCGAGGCGCGTCTTGCTCGCCTTGAGAAGACCCCGCAGCTGGAGAGCCGCGCCGGCAACGGTCGCATCTCTGGCGCATCGAGCGACCCGAGCACGCCCGAGTACTCGGCGCGATGGCTCAAGGCCATGATCACCAACGATCAGGCTGAACTCCGCGTTATGGCGACCAGCACGACCAACGCGCCAGTTCCGACCGACATGGAGCGACGGATCATTGGAAAGATGTACCAGAACAGTGTTCTGCGTCAGATCGCCAATGTGCAGACGATCGACAGCAAGCGCACGATCACGGTCGAGGCGACCATCCCGACCGCTTCGCTGATCTCTGAAGCTGGTGCAATCACCGCGGCCGACTTCACCTTCGACGCTGTGTCGGTCACGCCGTACAAGTATGTCAGCGCTTGCAAGATGTCGGTCGAGTTCCTCGCCGACGCGATGGCTGCAGGCGGTCCCGACACCGCGCTGTCGTATGTCGCTGACCGACTCGGTATCGCGATCGCTCGCGCTACCGATTCGGCGTACACCATCGGTAGTGGTTCGTCGCAGCCGCAAGGCATCGGCGCGTGTGCATCGACTGCATGGGCAAGCACGAACTCTGGTCGCATCATCAATCAGGGTGTTACTCTCACCGAAGATCAGACGGTCACAAGCATCACCGCCGACAATGTCATTGACTGCGTGCACTCTGTGTCGCCGCAGTACCGCGCTTCCCCTCGCTTCCAGATCCTCGTCAGCGACGCGGGAATCCGTTCCATCCGCAAGTTGAAGGACACCGCTGGCTACTATGTGTTCTCGCCAGCGCAAGCAATGCCGGGCACCAATGTCGTTGGTCTGCCAGGCACCATCTACGGCGTGAACTACAACATCTCGGAATACCTGCCAAGCACTGCGGCGCAGACCAGCACCGGCTCCGCTGTTCGCGGTTCCGCGCTGTTCATCGTCGGCAACTGGGATTACTTCTCGATCTTCGATCGCACTGGCATCGACTCCATGCTCGATCCGTACTCGGCTGCCGCCAACCTTCAGCAGACGCTGTACACATGGTTCCGCACGGATAGCAAGATCATCATGCCGGAAGCCTTTGCAGCGATCTACAGCCCGAACGCGAGCTGATCTGATCTTTTCTTTTCCCGGGTGCTGCGCGTCGGAAGGCGCGCGGCACCTTTATGACGGTACCCCTCAGCACCATCAAGTCAGCGCTGAAGATCGACTACGACGACGATGACACTGACATCGTTCGGTTGCGCGAGGCGGCGATCTCATTGGTTGAGCGACGCACTCAGTTGTTGCTGTCACCGCAGACATCGACGCTCTACATCGCACGATTCACGGATACTCTGCTACCCGCGTACCCGTACTCGTCGCTTACGAGCGTGGTCTACACCAACGGTTTGAATGTCACCACCACGATGCCGGCCACCGACTACTGGGTTGACCTGACCGACGGGCCGATGCCAGTGCTGCGCTTCCTCGATTACCCTGGCATCTACGAGGGGACCGCGATCACGGTGACCTACGCCGCCGGCTACTCGAGCGTGCCGAACGAGCTGACGCACGCAATCATCGCGCTCGTCGGCGGGTGGTACAACAACCCCGAGAGCATCCAACCGATCAGCCTGCAAACTGTGCCGATGTCGGTCGAGTACATCCTGGCGAACATCTCGACACGGAGCAACCTCCGATGATCAGCGGTGGACGACTCAAGCATGTCGCAACGGTGCAGACCCCGTCGAGCTCGCTCGACGCGCTCGGTATGCGCGGCACGACCTGGACAACGGGCGCGACCTTCCGCGCCGACATGCGCGAGGACAGCGCGAGCGAGCAAGGCTACGGCGATGGCGTGGCCGTCGTGCGCAGCGTGCAGGTTCGCGCTCGATGGCAAGCAGTGCAGGGCGCTGGGTTGACCGAGGTCGATCGCCTCGTCATCCGCAATCGCACTCTGAAGATCCAATACATTCAGAACCTCGATGAGGCCGACCGAGTCGCCATCATCCAATGCACTGAGGTGAACTGATGCCGGCACCGATCACCATTCAAGCCTCAGTGCGAACGATGCTTATCGTGATGGTGGCGGTTGCCGACGCAAACATCACGCACGGCTATCGCCTGCAGGACACGATTCTCCCGGCGATCACCTACGAGTGCACGCAAGAGGAAGTGCAATCGATTGGATCTTCGCCGCTGCTGATGGCATCCGTCACGATCCGCATCATTGCAGTGACCACGCAGGGCGCGCTCGATCTGATCCCGTATGTGAAAGCAGTTTGCGTCACGGGTACATTTAGTTCGCTCACCTTTGAGAGCGTGCAATGGAACGGTTACACCGTCGAACCCGCCGCACCTGGTGACGGCGATGAGCAGATGCCTGCTGAAGTCGCGTGCGAGATCGACATCTACTACCGAGGTTAAACACTATGGCTCTCAACTCTGCACTCTCATCATTCCAGTTCGCAGGCACGACCGTTGCAGCGGTAGGTACCGCAAGCGTTTCGACCTCGCGACCCGCTCAGATCATTACGGGCATCGGCGATACCGTCGATACATTTATCGCGGGTGTCATGGGTGGAACCGCAAGCCTCGATCTATTCTTCGATGAGGCGAGCACCAACCATCTGGCGCTGTGCACCAATGTCGGAACGGCAGCGGCTGCGCAGACGACGGTGCTAACGCTGACCTCTGGCACGACCGTGACGGGCAGCGCGTATGTCACTGGCTACGACATCACCGCGACCGCCGGTCAGGTCGTGCGCGCATCGATCAACCTTCAATTCACTGGCGCGATCACCGTAGCATGAGCAGCATCCGCGACATCCTCACGCTCAAGCATGTGCCGTACGCGCTCGGCGGTGTTCCGTGCACGCTGCGCCGACCAAGCGCGCTCGACCTGCTCGAGTTGCTGCAGGTCAGCAAGGATCGACCGCACCACATCTACGCGTTCCTCGCGTTCACTCATCTCTACCAAGACGGTTGCCCCGTGCTCGGCAGCATCGACGACGCGCTCGCGATGGACGCGGCGCTCATCATCGAAATCGGTAAGCGCTGCGAGCAACTTTACGAGGAAGGCCGGGACTGAGCGAGGCCCAGCGCACGGTGCTGCGCGAGGCCGTCAAGTATCTGAGCACCGACCTCGACAGCATCTCGATAGCGGTAATCAATGCAACGCTCGAAATCCCCAACTGGCGCGGCATACGCGAGCAACTTGACAACCTCGCCAGGAAGGCGAAGCGGTAGCGGTTACATCGTCGCATCGATCGATCCTGAATCGCTCAAGCGCGTCAGCAAAATGTTGCAGTCACTCGAGAAGAAGATCGCCGACCGCATTGCGAAGGATGCTTTGCGCAAGTGGGGTCGTCAAGTCGTGCGCGCCGCGAAGGGTTTCACCCATCCCGCGAGCGAGCGCACGCGTCGGCAGATCACGCTCAAGGTCAAGTCTTACAAGCGAGCCGTGTGGGCGGGTGTCGGCGTGAAGACCGAGAAGGTCCGCAACGATCCGAAGTCGCGGCTCGGTCGCTACTCGCCATTCGTCGGTTGGAAAAGCCACTTCTTTGAAATCGGTTGGCGCGCTTGGCCTCGGGGACTCAGCGGCAACTCCGAGCGCGTTAAGGTGATCGTGCGCAACACGCAGGTAGCGGCAGGACAGGGCGCAAAGAAGACGATCCTCGCAACGCGCAACGGAAAGGTCCACAAGCGCACCATCACCGAGCGCGCTGTCACTGTGAGCAAAGGCGGCGCTCACGGCGGCGGTCGCGGATGGAAGCGCGGACTGCGCGGGCGCGGCGGAACGCTGCAGACTCAGTACGCTCGCCACTACCTGTTCCGCGCAGCTGGAGTCGGTCGCGGACTCGTGCAAACTGTTCTCCTCGACGCAATCGCCAGCGCGATCACCGACGCACAGAAGGCGGCAGCATGAGCGCAATCCCGAATCTAAAGATCCCGATCACGATCGTCACGAAAGATGTCGGTCCTGCGCTTGCGAAGGTCGAGCGCGATGTCGCTGCATCCGCAGCAAAGGTCAGCAAGATCAGCGGCGGCATGGGCGGCGGCGGCGGCATGGGAGCGGGCGGCAAGTCGTTGATCGCAGGCGGCAACGCCATGCTCGGCGGTGGACCTCTCGGCGCGATGGCGATGGCTCTCGGGCCGTTTGGCATGGCGATCGGCGGTGTCGCAGCGGGGCTGTTAGCCGCAAATGCGGTGATCGACATGTTCGCGGAATCGACGAAAGGCGCAGGCGCTGCGCTCGATGTCTTTAACGCTGGCGGCGGTCAAACGATGGCGACGAATGTCGTGATACTGGAGCGACTCGCAAGCCTTGAAAAGGCAGCGCAAGAAGCGAAGAATGAGATTATGACATGGGGCAAGACTTGGGTGTCGGCAAGCGCGCCGCAGCCCGGCGAGGACACGAGCGGCTCATTCACTTCGCAGCTGGCAATGCACGCACAGCAGACGGTCGCGTATGTCGCGGCGCTGTTTGCGGGCAAGTCATTCATGGTCGCTTCGCTCGAGGGGGACCTCGCAGGAACGACGAACAATGACCAGGCGCGAGCGATCAAGGGTCAGATTGAGGAGCAGTTCCTCACCGAGAAGATCGCGAAATCCGATATGGAAGCGTGGTTCGCCGGCCTAGCGAGCCAACTCGCGCAACTCGTTGGGATGCAAAAATGAGCACAGTCTTCGGCTCGTATAAGCGCGACATCACCTCAAAGACCTCGAACGCTGGCATGTACGGCAGCGAGAGCACCATCGATGTCGTGTGCACGGTGTACCGCACCGACGGCGCGACGATCGACATCACCTCGGAAGCCGAGCAGATGATCACCGACAAGGTGTTCACCGGACGCGAAGCAAGTTGGGGCACAGTGGCGGGATATTCGTGGGAGCAGTTCTGCAAATGCCGCAGTTACACGCTCTCGCAAGTATCGGGCAAGTTGATCAAAGTCTCGATGCACTTCTCGACGCTGTACTTCGTCGATCCGACATCGACGGGCACCATCAAATACCAACTGCCCGCGATGAGCGAGTACACGGCTCGCCAGCGCACAACGAAGGTCTACCGCACTGGGTGGGCTACTGTTCCTCCCCCAACATTGAATATCAGCGCATCTGAAATCGGTGGCACAAATGTTGTCGGCGGATCAACCGCAATCGACATGCTCGTTCCGCAGATATCCATCCGCGTACGCGCTACGCAAGACTCGTCGGTCACCTCCATGCTGCAGGCAACCACGCTCGCGAACTACATGGGCAAGTTGAACTCGGTCTCGTTCATGGGCGCGGCGATCGGCACCGTGTTGTGCGAAGGCGTGAGCGTCAGCAAGACGGGCGCGGGAACCGAGTACTACGAAGTGATCTTCGAGTTCTTGTATGACTTCTGGGCGCATCATGAACAGGTGCCAACCTGCGAGCCGAGCGGTCGTCCGTTGCAGGGATCTACTGGACCAAGCACGGTGTATTGGAAACGCGTCGCTCGCGATTCCGCAGACTTCAACGCGATCTACTCTAGCGATGCCGTGCTCAAGAACCTCATCGAGAAGGGGTACTGGACATGAAGTCCAGCGCCATCGACACCAAGCGATTCCAGACGGACATCCGTCGCGTCGCAACGCAGGCACCGCAGTACGAGAAGCTGCACACGAAGTTGATGGAGGTGACTGCGTACACGCTCATCACAGGAAGCGACGCTCGGTACAACTACATCGTGCGCGAGGCATATGTGGGTGGTTCAACGCCGTACACGCCGACCAACAGCGGCTACAGCGGACTTACCTACGACGCGCTGTCCGTGAGCGAATTGACGAACGGCACGAACCCGGTGCTCGGGTACTACTCCTACGGCATCCTCAAGACTCACCTACCGTCTGGATTCTCTGCGCAGCACATCCCTGTCGGCACATTCGTGCTCTGCGTGCCGCACAACAAGACGAACGGCGGCGTGGTCTACCTGATCATCAACACCCAAGCAATCGATGGAGTCTGCTGATGGCTGCAAACGAAGACATCGTGATAGAGCAAGGCGCAACCTTTGAAAAGTCGTTCACCATCGCAAGCACGAACCTCAGTTCGTACCTGGCGCGCGCTCAGGGTCGCACCTCTCACGCAAGCGGAACCATCGCTATTACATTTACTGCTGCCATCACATACCTTTCACCAAATAGCACCATCACGCTGTCCTTGACTGCAGCGCAGACCGCAGCGCTCACGGCACCCAGCTGCGGCGTGTTTGATGTCGAGGCTTATGTCGGTGCTACCGTGATTCGCGAAGTCGAAGGCTCGTACACCATTACGCCGGAAGTCACGCGCTAACCGCATTTACCCATTCACAGATTGCCTAATCAATGCCCACCAACGCCTACTACATCGTCGCGAACATCAACAGTGGAGCCGCGCGCCCGCTCAGTCTGACCGACACGAATCCGCGCACCATCCAACTTACTGCTGCTGGTGCGGTCTACATGGTGTTTGGTTACGCAACCGAAGCACTGGCTTCGACCGCGATGGGTAGTTCTCCAATGCTCATCACGACCAACAATGTCGTGACGCTTTTGTCTGTTGACCTCAGCACGGCTTGGGTCAAATCACAATCCGCCGCGACTGTTGTCGTGAGTTACACCTATCCAACCCCGGGCTAAACAATGGCAACAACTACAAAATTCATCGGTACTCTGATTAACACCACGACGACTCCTACGGTGTGCGGAACTGATACCAGCACACGGGATGTTTGGTTCAGCGCAACGGCGGCAAGCCTGCTTGTGTTCAACGCGGCGACGGTCGCGGCAGCGCACGCGCTTTACGGATCGAGTCCGAGCACACCAGTCACTGGAGACGCGGTGATGTATCTGCCTCCAGGGATTCCCGTTTGCATCGTTGGGTGCAATTTGAGCACCACCTACATCAAGTCGGTCGCCGCCGCCAGCGCCGCCTCGTGTTGGTTCTACACACCATGACCATCGAGCTACTCGCCGCCGTGATTGCGATCATCGCGACCATCGTGTCGGCGACGCTCGTCCTCGCGTCAAAACTAACAACTCTTGAGGTCGCGATCGCGCGCCTCCAAGTGACAGTCACGCAGTTCGAGGCGCGCATCGCGGCCTTGGAAAAATGGAGGGATGTATGACAAGTTCACCCAAGACAACCATCGCCGGAGTCGGCGCGATTCTCGTTGCAGTTGGTTCCGCACTCGTCGCGATGTTCGACGCGAACCCCGCCACCATGCCCCAATGGGATGTGGTGATCGCGGCGGTGCTCGCGGGCATCGGCCTCATCTTTGCGAAGGACGCGAAAGCGCCCAGTGCTTGAACGGATCGTTGCAACCATCACCGTCGGCCTCATTGCGTGGCTCGATAAGCGCCTGTCGAAGGACACGACGGCTGTTGACGCGGATGTTGATCGTGACACTCTGCGTCGCGCTGGTGCACGGATACGGGAGTGGATGCGCGCCAAATAGAACGGTCTTCGTTCCCGAGGCGTCACCGATGCGCGTCGGCCCCAGTTCATCTATGCGCGTGTGGATGCGCATCGATGGCGTGTGGACGCTGAGCGGCAACCGCATTGACATCCCTGAGGGTTGGTACCTCGTGCCGCCGTCGTATGTCGCGGAGGTGCCTGGTGCCTGATCCGACGACAGGACATGTGTGGTGCTGCTGCGATCCCCAGGTGTGTCCACTGATGTGCACCTTTGCGTCGAGTTACGCAATGGGTGGAATGAGCGGAACGCTGAATGCTGTTTGGCAAGAGCGCACGGGTGTTGATTGTCCGCCATGCGACACGGGAACGCTTGCTGACCTCGTAAATGATTACGAACTGTCCGTGAGTTGGAATCAGTCGGGGACGGTGACGCTCACGCGCTACGCGACCTCGGGCGGTGGATGTTGCTACGCCGCGAGCGGAAATCTTGCGGTTAACTGGTCATTTCGATCGGCGCAGGATCTGACTTGTTGCGGCGGCCATCCCGCGTATGTGTGCTCGCTCGAGAACAC